TCACCGGTTAAAGAATCACCGGTTAAAGAATCACCGGTTAAAGAATCACCGGTTAAAGAATCACCGGTTAAAGAATCACCGGTTAAAGAATCACCGGTTAAAGAATCACCGGTTAAAGAATCAAACTTACCAGTAGATGAGGAAACAGAATCACTTTCAGATAAAGAACCAAGTGATTCAGAAGAAGAAGAACTCAGTATTATTAAATATAGGAAAAAAGAATATTATATTGATACAAGTGATCCTCCAAATGTTTATGAGATCATGGAGGATGATGAGATGGGAGATAAGATTGGAACATGGCAAGAAAGACAAGGAAAGAATGAAAAGATGAAACACGTGGTTGTTAGAGATTAGAATTGTTATAAATATTTATATCTAATCTCATGAAAACAATATATCCATACAGTAATCTACGTGATAAACCGCAAGTTTTTTAAACTGTGCTAAGAAATTATTTATATTAACAACTCTATATAAACATTTATTACTCTTTTCTAAACCTTCAATCATTGAATATTGACTGATTGTTAATGCTGATTTCATTTGTTTACTTTTTTCCCTCAATTCACTCCATCTAAGACTAATTTGAGAAGGATATTTCAGCTTATCTGTAAATAAATTACCCATATATTTTTTTAACTTTTCTTTACTTATAGTGTATTCTGTTTTTTTTCTTATTCTGTGTTTTACATTTTCTATATTTGATATAAAATTGGGGACCATAATTCTATCAAGTAAATCTTGTATATCGTATACTATATCATCATAACCACATAAAAGACCAGTAGGGTTTAAACGAGTTATACTCTTATTTTCAAGAAAATTTTTGAGTTTTATTAAATCTTTATTAAATTGATCTTTATCTACATATTCAAGTTGTGTTCCTCGATTTCTACCATTCCCAAATACTGTATCAGGAGTTGAAGTGAATTGGTATGTTGCTAGAGCCTGTAACCTATCTATTTCTTCCTTTGTTAATTCGTGTGGTGTGTCTTCTTTGCCATCACCATACTCACCGATTACTCTTCTTTTAGAAGCAGAATCTCTTGAAAATCTGGTTTTTTGTTTTTGCTCAGAGGTGCGTCCTGATATTTCTGTTTTAGTGACTTCTTCACTAAAACTAACAGGATAACCACCCAATTTTCTTAAATTTATCTTTTTTCTTTTTAAAGTATTTTTTTTAAGAGTATTCTTCTTTCTTTTAAAGGTATTCCTCTTTCTAGTATTTCTCTTTTTACGAATAGTCCTCTTACCCATATATATATATTGGATTTTTTTACTAAAGATAGGTCTTTTTTAAGAACTCTAATAATTGTTTTTGAAGTTTTTCTTCGGACCTTGTATTAAAATATGAAAAGAACTTTATTTTGTCTTTTGTATACATTTTCAAGATATCTTCATTAAGATAATTCTTTTTACATATTTCTGGTGTATGATGAAGATTATTTGCAACACTCTTTATACACTCCTTTAAATATGTATTATTCTTATTCTCTACATTAAGGACTAATAATTTTAAAAGATCAACATTAGCTCTCCAAGTCCTAAAGTTTTTCGCACTAATATCGCCGAACTGTTTGAGATAATGATTCACATCACTCGCTCGAATACTTGCGTAACGATTATTTGAACGATATGTGAAAAGTCTATCTTTTTTCTTTTGAGTTTTTAGTTTTTGCTTAATATGTTTTTTTAAAAGATCATCTTTTATTTCACACGCATTTGTAACTCCTTTTTTCCCTCTAAAAGTTATATTTACTCGATTCTTTTTTAGAGAAACATGTTCAGTATTCAGAGTACAAACTCCGTGTGATTTATTTTCTTTTAGATATTTATCATTCCCCACACGAAAGTTGCATTCATCTATCATTTTTAAAATCATAGCAATTTGTTTGTTCTTATCATCTCTGAAAGATGATAAATCACTATTAATTTTTTCCATAATTTCTTTATACTTCTTACCGAATGTATAGAGTTGAACATATTTTTTCTTATTAGATTTTTTCCTATAGTCTTTATGATAAATATATTGTTTACGATCTCTTTCATCTATACCTATTGCTCTTACCTTTTTATTAGGAGGAAATATTTTAACATCTCTGTAAGCAGGCGCTACATATAATCCTTCTAAATATTCTTTTACTATGGGTGTGTTCGCACTTAAAGGTTTATTGTCTTTAAAGTAAAGAAATCCTTTACCATTCTTTTTTCTTAAAATATAGTCTTTCATAAAATAGAGTAGATTAAAATCTAAAGGTTTTCTCCTCTTAGAACACTTTTAGTAGTTTTCTTTCTATTTTTCTTAATAATATTCAAGAGCTCTTCAGACTTTTGAGGATCATTAAAGTATTCATCAAAACATTCTTGAAGATATTTATATGTTATACCTTCTTGTGAAGTCTTATCAGAGAATACAATCCTTCTTTCTAGATGAGGAAATTCAAACTTCTTGTTCTCTAGATCATTCTCTTTTAAAGATACAGTTAAGATATCGCCTAATTGTTCACGTTTATCTTTTAGGATCTTAATATCATTGTTCAAAAGAGAGATACGCTTATCAATATTCGCCCATGAAGTTAAACTTTGTTCAAGTTCAGACATTGTATATACTATATATTAACTATGATAATAAATCTTTATATTTAATATGAATATAGAAATGATACATATAAACAAGATCAAGAAAATACTTCCTATGAATAAGATATAGGGATAAATCTCTGTTAAAATATTCTCAATGAGTGGTTTTATAATATCTCTTTTTAATGTTTTAGAGTTCTCTTCATTATTAATTTCTTTTTTTAAAGTTTCAAGTAACTTATTAGTTATGATATCCATAGAACTATTCAATCTATATTTTATGAACTATTAAAATTATATTATTCAAACAAATTTGATTTAAACAAAGATTAATTATAATAAGTATAAATATACCATGGGTATAAAAGGACTAACCAGTCTTATTCAAAAATACGCACCTGAATCAATTGAAAGTATAAATCTTCATACGCTTTCAAATAAAAGATTAGCAATAGACGCGAGTATTTTCATTTACAAGATGGCTTTCTCTGTAAAAAGTAGTAAAGAAGGTAAGAATTATGGGCATATAATAGGAATCTTTCAGAAATCAATTAATTACTTAGCTGTAGGCATTGAACCGATTTATGTATTTGATGGAAAACCACCTGAGGCAAAGAATAGTGTCCTTAAATCACGGAGAGATAAATCTGATGCTCTAAAGAAACTAATGAATGAATCAGAAGATAAAGAAAAGAAAGAGAAATATAAAACACAATCATTCCGAATGACTAAAGAAGATGTAGATGATGTAAAGAAATTACTTTCTCTAATGGGAATCTCTTATATTCAGGCTGATGGTGAAGCAGAGGGTTATGCTAGTGAGCTCTGTAAGATGGGTTATGTTGATGGAGTAGTTACAGAAGATATGGATTCTTTAGCATTTGGCACTCCTCTATTGGTTCGTTCAAATATTGATAAGAGTATTAAACGAAAAGACGTTCTATCAACCATCAATATGCAAAAGATTCTTGAGAGTATGAATATTTCATTTGATGAGTTTCTTGATGTCTGTATCATGTCGGGATGTGATTACTGTGAAAACATTAAGGGAATCGGTCCAAATAAGTCTTATCAAAATATTAAAGAACATAAAACTATAGAAAGTTTCGTAGAAAGTTATAAGAAAGTTGAACCTGATTATCTTGATAAAGTTAAAACATCAAGAGAACTATTTAAGATATATGATAAGAAGATTATTGAGAAAGACATAAAAAAGAGCGCTAGTCTTATTAATCCTGAAGAACTAAAATCTTTCTTGGTATATAAGTGTGGATTAAGTGAGAAACGATTCAATAATGCAATGATTAAGATAACTCCTAAAGCATCCATTTAATTTAATAAACTTTCATATCTTTTCTAGTGTAGAATCTTTAACCTTAGGATTAGAAGCTTTTAATTCTTCTTTTTTTCTTTCTTTAGTCTTAAGAATCTCACAACAATTATGACTGTGTCTGTTCATATGCTGAAAACAGAACCTTAAATTGCACTCACAACATTTTATACACGTCATATCCAGTTTCTTGTTACACCCACTTAAAGAACATCTAGGTTTTTTAACTTTCTTTTGAATATCCATCTTTTTTTTTGAAGAAGAAGTATTATCAATCTTTATCATATAGTAAATCATATATTAATTCCTATCAAATTTACCAAATCACTTTCCTGTACTCCCAAATCCTCCCGTGCCCCTAGATGTATCACTTAGTTTATCTACAATCTTCATATTTATTTGAGAAAGAATTGGACAACAGATCTGAAACAAACGCGTTCCCTTTTCAATAAAGTATGGTTCATCACTATGATTATCTAGAGCAGCCATGATATTACCTCTGTATCCCGCATCAATAATACCCACACTATTACTCATTCTCAGGGGTGTCTTGGAGATAGATGATCTTGGATACAAATAATATGTAATATTATTTCCGTGCTTTAACCCCTCACACTTAATACCAAATGATACAAGAGTTCCAAAAGATTTAGGTGGTAGTTCTACATTTTCAGGAAAATATAGATCTAACCCTGAATCACCATTATGAAAATGATTATGATTCTCATACATTTGCTTTACATCATCATTATCACAAAGAATGCGTAGCTCCATTATTTTACTATATTTAATATTATTATATAGATACCTTTTTTTAAGTAAATTATCCATACTATATCTCAGTTAGTTTATCAAAATTGTAATAAACTATCGTCACGGATCTTTATGAATAATTTATTGGCTATCACCTTCGCTGGTAGTTACTCCTTTTGAACCAGGTCAACCACCAGTCATCTTCTTTAGAGTTCTTGGTGGTTTCTTTTTCTTTCATGAGCATCGTTTCCTATTAGTCTTTCTACGAAGTTTAGCGCCACCGGTATTTTTTTCAAATGGTCATCCCCCACCACCCTTCATAATTTTCTTTTTTGAACGTTTTGTAGAGAAATTAACATTTTCTCCATCTTTAATCTTATTATCTTTCATAAGTCTTTTAACTTTCATAGTGACTTTTTTCTTATACTTCTTTAAATCACTATCTTTTTTATCATATAATACATCTTTATCAGATATATCTGTAAGATAAAATTGATTACCTCTTTTTACAACATATTTCTCATCAATTCGAATCCCAGTCTTCATTTATAAAATACATTATATTTTTATTCTTGAAGCCTAAAATAAAATGAACTCTGAAATAAAATGAACTCTGAAATAAAAATAAACACTTATATATATATGAGTAGTGTCAAAAATGATGAACTTGAACTTAGTTGTATAAGTTTAACAGATGAGATTAAAAGAGGTAATCCCATGTTGAATAGTAAAAAAATTACTATCTTTAATAGTTCTGTAATGCCTATAAGAAATACTAATAACTTCTTAGTAGCAAGTAGAGGATGGTATGGTAATGTGCGTTCATGGGATGGACTAAACTTTATCATACTCTCAATTTTTAATAGTAACTACAAAAAGATAGACCAAAAGATTGTTGATATAGATACAGAATTACTAAAAGGTAAATTACTAGAGTTTAAAGAATATAAAAACAGAATTATTGAACATAACCAAGCTATTTCCGAAGGTCCTGAAGACCCCAGACTATTTTATTATAAAGATGAGATATATATTCTTATTAATGAAATAGATGATTTAGATAAAGATCCTAGAAGAAGACTTATGTATATAGCTAAGATAGATTCTAACAAGTTAAATTATAAAACTCCTAAGTTTACTCTATGTGAAACACTTTCTAGCAATTTTGAAAAGAATTGGGGACCATTTACATACAAAAATAAACTTCATATGATATATGATATTAATCCTTTAAAAATTATGGAGGTTGATAATGAGTTTGGTTGTAAGATGATTATAAACAAAAATGATAAAATTATTAGTCGTATTGAAAATAGTTTTGGTGATTTACATTTTCATATGAGAAATAGTAGCAACTTAATACCGTTTGGAAAGATGTTCCTAGGATTAGGTCACGCTGTTTTAGATTATAAGGGCTTAGCTGAAATTAATAAGTTTCTTATTCCCACTATAGATGATTCTCGTTATGATAAAACCGATAAGGATTATTTCAAACGTTATTATAAACTTTACTTGGGTTTCTTTTTTACCTTAGATATGAACAAAAAAGAGATAACTAAACTTAGTCCTTTCTTCCAATTACCAAGCAAAGAATCAAAACAAGACTTAATATTCTTTCCCACAACGATGTATGAAGACAATAATGGATTTCTTAATATATCTTATAGTTTAGGAGATAATAGATCTTATGTTTGTAAAATACACTCTAAAGTTGTGAAAACATCATTATATGATAAGAATAATATCAATATGCATATGAATTATAATATTAATACAAATTACTATTTAGAATTATTAAGAACTCTTAGGATTATGAATAAATTATCTCCTAAGAATTATAATAGAATGGTGAATGCTCCAATAACTAAGTCTAATACTAAGAAAAAGAATAATAAATCTAAAAAGAAAAAGAAACGTAATACTAGAAGAAATACTAGAAGAAAGAATCTCTAAACAGACAATCTACATAGAGGACAATTTCTACTCTTTTTAAACCAATCAAAGATACACTCTTTGTGATATATATGGGAACAATTAAGCTTCACTAATTTCTCATCAACTTTATATCCATAAAGACATATAGAACAAGTATCTATATTTTCATTATCAGTGAAAAGAATCTCAGTATATTCTATAGGAGTTTCTATGGGTGTTTCTACAGAAGTTCCTAGTAATCTACTAGTCAAATCTGTATTTCTTCTTGAACTTCTTCCTATATTTTTACACGCGTTTACTAATGAAATACTACAGTATGTAAAAGTAAACATCGATAAACCCCATAGAAAAACATTTGTATATACATCATTTTCTACTTCATTATATTGTGTATAGTTAATATCATTATCATAATATTCTCGAGGATATTCGTGACCTCCATAAAGATGTGATTCATCTGTTTCCTCTATTGGCATTCCATAGTTCATATATATATATTTATTCATTAGATAACATTCTTGTTAATTCTTTAATCTCTTTAGGAACATTTGAAAGAACTCTTGAACCTATCTTTGTCACTAAGATTGTATCTTCAATTCTTATACCACCCATACCAATGAATCTTCTTAAAGTTTCTTTATTGAAACCAGTATTATTCATCATTTCATTTTTAAAATATATACCAGGTTCTAATGCTATCACCATATTTTCTTTTAAAACTATCAAATCACCAACATCGTGATTGTCTAATCCAACACTGTGACCTATAGAATGTGGCATTAGTGAGTTCATTATCTCAATATTACTTGAATCACTAAAAAGATTCACTTTTTTACATTCATTATACATAAACTGATTTACCTTATTTATTAATGTAATCCATCTTAGACCTGGTTTCACTATCCAAGTAGCATATTTAAGAGTTCTTAAGACAATACTGTAAACTTCTTCTTGAGGACCCGTAAAACTTCCAGATATAGGAAATGTTCTCGTTATATCAGAACAGTAATGATCATATTGACCTCCCACATCCATAAGTACAAAAGCATCACGTTTTATATAGTTCTTTCTTCTATCATAATGTAAGATTGAATTATTTCTATTTTGTGAAACTATAGGTAAAAAAGAATATTCTCTTGAACCATTTCTCAATAATTCACTCTTGAAGTAGTCCACAATACTCTGTATTTGCATAGCGGGTCTTATCATTTTCATAGTTTTGATAAGAGCTTCACTAGTTATTTGACACGCTTTTCTTATCTTTTTCTTTTCATAGGGTCTTTTAATCAATCTCATCTTGTGTAGCTTTTTCTCTAAACTATGAGTTTCAATATTTAATGATAAATTGAGTATAGAGATATTACTTAAACTCCTAACTCTTCTGTGTCCAATAATATTCAAGAGTTCTTTCATATCAACAATTTCTACTTTACTGAATCTTTTTTTTAATAATTCATTATTTTCATCTTGAGAATGAAAACTATCAACAACATTCATATTCACAATATGAGTTCCTCCTATATGTAAAAATATTAACAAATTAGGAATATCTATCCTTGTAAGATAGTAAAAATTATTATTCACTACAAATGGTTGAATAGATTTAGTATCATATTTTCCAGAATAAAGTAGTATATTATTTAATCCACGATTATTTAAAGTATTCATAAGTTTTAATCTACTATTAATATATATTAAAATTATGATTCCTAAAAGATATCTTTCGGGTTTATCTAGAAAAGATAGACGAACACAAAAAAATAATATCTTGAAAGCTCGTAAGAGTTATAAGAGTAACAAGAGTAACAAGAGTAAAAAAAATACAAACAAATATATTTCTAGACCTAAGCTAAAATCATTCAAGTCTAAAAAGAGTAGCTGGACACAAAAGTTTCACACTTTGTATCCCGGAGTAAAAACAATAAAAGAAATCAGTAGAGCAGTAGGTATACCTAGAAAAGCTCTTTTAGATGTAAAAAAGAAGGGGATGGGTGCTTATTATTCTTCGGGTTCAAGACCAAATCAAACAGCACAGAGTTGGGGATTGGCACGTATGTATTCATATATTTTAGGAGGTCCTACAAGAAAGATAGATCATGAAATAACTAAGAAATATGGTGTAAGATTCAAACATAAGTGATTTATTTTTGTAAGATATAATCTTCTCCGAATATATATTCTTTTTCTTTTTCAATGAATAAACTATAGATTTCTTCTTTAATTAAATCAGGATGTATCCACCAGTCTTCATAGGGCATATTAGTGTTATTTTGAGATATATTCCCCACTAATAATTTATATCCCATTTTTTTCAGATAATCTCTTGATTTTTTACGATAGAGTTTTGTCTTATCATTATAGTAATCGTGTTCATATGTAATAACACCAAACTTAACTCTATCAAAAGGTATTTTCAATAGGATTTCGTATGTTACATTTGGTGGATCACAATCAAGTTGTAGATAATCAATGGTTTCATATTTTTCCAATAATTTACAGTAATCTGTTTTTGTTGCGTCTTCACATAAACATTTATTTTTACGAACACTATTAAAATCTCTAACACATTTTCTATCAATCTCTATAGATATACCGGACCAATTGAACATTTTCTCAAGCAAATAGGTATTATTTCCTAAAAATGGATCAAATGCACCTATCTCAAGATAGTTACCGTGATTTTTACCATTATGTAAAGATAATACAAATATATCCTGATATATTTCTGAATAATTTCTTTTTATTTTTTCATATCCAGTGAATTTATATTTTAATTGTTTCATCTTTTCATTTGTATAACTATGATAACAATAATGATATTTATATGAATATTTTATAATATAATCTAAATTATTATTAATAATATTTCTTAAATTATTATCAATATCTTTAAGTAATAAATCATTATATATTTCAATAGACTCTATCATTTTCCCTATTTTAGAACCCGTATATGCTGTTTGAAATAAAGAGTGATTTACCCCTTTATATTGAGTTTCATAATATAATTCATAATTTTTTGTATCACTATTATGTAGTGCTAATTGAGAATACATATAACCCTTTTTAAAATTACCTCTCCAACTGTAATGTAGTGATAATATATAGTATGCTTCGGGTCTATCGGGTAAGATAGATATTGCGTGCTCATAAGAAGAAACACCTTTTTCATCTCTTCCATTCATTCCACCTAAACAATATCCAATCCTTATTAAAGACTCATAAGCTAATTCATCATATATAGTATTGTCACAACATTTTAGATAATAACTCTTAGCTAACGCATATTGTTTTTCTATTTCGTATTCTCTTGCTAAGTAAAAACAGTTATAATCACTATAGGGATTATTAATATATCTTAATAGTAAGTTTTCCAATTTGTTTTTTACAGTTCTACCGTGTTCATTCCATTTTTGGCAACGTTCATAAATGTTATTCTTTATACAATTAGTAATCAAAATATCTAATTGAGAACAAAAATCTTCTTGATAACATAAGAAAGTATGCTCTTCTTGTAGAGGTAACCAGTATATATCATTTTTATATAAACGATCACATTTTGTTTCTTTTAACAGTTTTAGTCCATCTTTCTGATTCTTAAGAAAAATAGGTAAAAAACTTTTTTTTATTATTAATCCTGTCATTGTAAAACTCCGTTTTATTTTATAAAAATTATCATAAATTTTTGGAAATGTATTATCTAATATAATATCATTACAATTTTCCCAATGTGGGGTTAATGTTATTACATCCCATTCTTTTTCCTTTATTTCTTCAAAATCTTGTAAAAATTTATTAAAAATATCATCATTATCAATTGATATATCATCTTCAATTAGTAAGAAATAATCTTGATCTTCAATTTCTATACATTTCTCAATTATTTTTACCCATGATTCACCACAACCAATACCAAGTCCTGCATTTTTGATACCCTCAAATCTTTCTAAATCCTTAAAAAAATCTAATGTTAGTATATTATTTTCTATATGTCTCCTTCTATCTCTTCTACATTCAAGATTAATATAATATCCTTTCATAATTATATTTGAAGACATTATATTAATCTTAAATAAACTCAATTATGTGATGAAATCTTCTGAATAAATGATTGACCCATATGATTTTTATTTAATATATTTATTTTTTTATGATAACCATCTAAGAATCCATCAATACCTTTAGCTACAGGATAATTCGGATGACCCCAATCATAATCATCAAAAATTAGTATACCTCCCTTTTTAAGTTTTCTGAAACTTAAAACTGCATCTTCCATAACATATTCAGATTCGTGATTTCCATCAATATAAATCATATCAAACATTTCATCATCAAACTCACCCAAAATATCGCGTGAATATCCTCTTTTTACAATAGTTCTATCTTCAATTTCAAAACTGTTTATATTCTTAATAAAACTGTTATATATCTTATCTTGTTCATCTTTATACTCGGGATAATCATCATAATCTTCCCAAGGATCTATACAATACATTTTACTATCTTTATGTTTACAATATGTATTTGATATAGAGATAATATTAGCACCGCATAGAGCACCAATTTCTAAATATTTGATAGGTTTATTGTAGTCTTCTAGATTTATAATAGGGAACCAATTTTCTGTTGTACGATAAGTAATACCCTCGAAACTTATATCTTCTTTTTTATTTAATTCAGTTTCTAAAAGTTCCCTTAAACTTTCTTTATTAATCTTTAATAAATAAGAACCATTATCTTGAAATCCAAATGTTATAAGAATATCTTCTTTATGCTCAGCCATTCCCACACAAAACTCAACTCTCGCACACATAAAATTAAAATCATCACTTACATACTTTATGCTATAATCAATGTTGAATATTACAAAACGATGATAATAATCCGCATCTTTCCAACCATTAATATCTTGAGGAACAAAATCTGTTTCGTGAGTAATACATAAATATGTATCATCAAACCACTCGATTACTTGAGAGCTCCCTCTAATATCTCTTTTTAAAGATGTAATTTTTTCACCACTATAAATAGTTTCTGAAACCTTATCTTCTAAATTAATCTTTACTATCTCTGTTGGATTACTCCATTTTACATAGTGATAAGGTTTATTTAAAATTGGCATCCAATTCTTTTCACAATAACTATTCTTATCTGGAACATCTATCCTTGTTCTCGAAACTTCTTTTACTGTTTCATCATTTATTTCCAATTCTGATAATTCCATTCTCCCCACCCCGTTAGGTGTTGTATCTCTTCTGACACCACTTAAATAATATTTATTTTGCCATTTTACTAATCGTGCATCTTCTAATCCTATAAAGTTCCAGATTGGTTTTACATCTAATTCTGATGTGTCAATTAAATTAACCCGAGTAATCTTAAATGTTCCTGGATCAAGTTCACAGTAATAATTATTGGTCTTTAATTCATTTTTATCCTCTCTGTGATAGTAAGATATTGAACCCTGTTCTCTACTCTGATATTTACCACTTTCACTATGCCATAAACTATACTCTACATGACGTATATTTAATCTTATTTTATCATCTACAAATATGGAAGTATTACACAATCCAGTTCCACACGTTTTATCATCTTTAAAATATAAAGGAAAAATCCCGCCATTATATTTATTGATAACAAGTTTAGACAAATTCTCGAACATATATTTATAATGATAAGATAATATCTGTTTTTAAGCGAATATTACAAATTATCTGTTATAAATGATCTGTTAAACTACAATAATGTGAATATTCTGAAGGTATTTCATCTGTTATATCATTGCCTAATTTTAAACTGAGATTTATTTTTAACTCTTTAATAATTAATGGTTTGCAATATATATAGTAATCTGACATTGATAATGTATCTATATCCGATCTTGTAACTATTCTTTCATAAGTTCTTGATTCTAATGGATTTGCTCTAATCAATCTATCATTACGATTATTATAAACATTGAATAGTATAGTGACTTTAATATTCTCAGTAATCTGTTCATTTTGAGTTTCTAAATCATAATTAATTCCATCTATAAGATAATATGCGTCTGTTCTATCATTAGAATTGATACCAATATCTAAATTAAGTGAAGCACCTATAAACCCCATATAATAATTATTAATATATTATTGATAGAATGATTACTTAATCTGGTAAGAAAATAAGATCTGTATTTCCATACAAATAATTAGTACTAAAAATAGTAGACGGATATTGTACAAGAGAAGATTGACTTGAACTATTATTAGTTCCTCTCTCTGTATATCTATATCCCGCAGCTGTAAATTGAATATTACCACTAGTTGTAGTTTTAGGTGGAGAAGGATAGGGTGTAACCGTATAAGGATGCCCAGAATATCCACCAGAATAATTCTTTATCATAACCCAATAAGATTGATTAGCTGAAACAGAAACTGGACTAGCTAATGTAACATATCTGTAACGATTTGTAGCATCATAGGACCAAGAACTCCAAGCTGAAGCAGATGCTACTGCTGTAGAATTGCCATCTAGAAAAAGTTTTAATTCAGAACCATATCTATTCATAGAGCCTATAGCTATAATTTGTCCTGAAACAAGAAACTTATATCTATGTCCCATAGAATAATTATACCAACTAATATTCGTCCACCCTGGAGGATCTCTTATATTTATACCCGATAAACTCGGTGTAACACTCGATAATGATCCAGATAAAGGATCAGCTAAAGTAGAATAATTGTTGAATGCGTATTCATAAGTTGCTGGGGGAGGATCGGGTTTCAAACCATATGATACAGAATAACTGAAAGCTGTATTATCACTATTTAGTGGGTCTGTGTCCATTATATCATAATTAAAAGTATTTGTATTACTGGATGCTGTATCTCCTATATAAAAAGCCCACTCAGTTATATCTGATGTTGAACCACCGGGACTATCAGAATGAAATCTAGGTAAGACAGCATGTGGTGGTCCTAATATGACAGGGTTTTGATCATTTGTATCGGAAGCCAATGTCCAATACAAATATCCACTTAATGTTATTGTATCGTTTCCAGATGAAGAAGCAGTAATTTCTGTTAGCGTTGAAACACCCTTTTCATAATACATTGTTAAAGAATCTGTGTAAACTTTTCCAATAAATACACCTTTTCCATCACTATCTAAAGAAACTTTAGTAGTTCCAGATAAATACATACCCGAAAAAACTTTAGATAATGCTTCTGTGGACCAAGTTCCACTTTGTGGTGTTATTTCACTTGATCCCTTTGTAAATGTAACTGGAAGAGTTGTTGTATACCATTTTATTTTTAATCCTATACTTGATGTTATATTATCTGCTCTATAAGTTGAATAATTTTGAAAACTATTTTTAAAAAACCAAAAATCGGTTCCACCTGCATTACTACTGGTATTTGCCTGAGATCTCATAGTCCCCGCCGTTTTTCCAATAATATTATGAAAATTACTACTTATAGTCGTATTATATGTTCCCGTTTTATATTGGGGTTCGGCTACACTAGATGAGCTAGTTATATCATCTCTTGCCCCTGTATAATTATGATATCCCCATCCGTGAAATCCCATTCTATCTGCAAATGTCGCGTGTTTATTCGTTAAATATGCTTTCTGTTGTACCCATGTTAAAGTATTATCTTTTTTTATGATACCCATCTGAACTTGATTGTATCCATTATGATTGACTACTTTAAGCCATACAGTTGCTTCATCAACAACATTTGAATCACCCCGATTCACAACTATCCCCGGATTTTCCGTATTATCTCTACCGTGAGGAGATAATAATATTATTGAATAACTTGTATTTTGACCAGTTAACAGACTTATTCTACGATTTGCTGTATTATTTGTACCACTATTACTCGCTGCAGCTGTAGTCCCCTGTAAGTATGTTGAAGAAGCAGAATAATCACCATAAGCATGATAATCACCTGTTAAAAATAATTGAGCAAAATGTTTTCCCATTATAGAAGACAATCTTATTTCTCCCTCGAAAGGAACAGATGTTCCGTCTGTAAAAAGAGCTCCTCTTAAATCGGTTACTCTGTAGTTACTATCTAAATCTCTATCAATGAGTAAATGATTATTAGAGGTTGTGAATGTATAATAAATATGATTTCTAAAAGAAATATTACCAATTGAATTAACTGTATTAGACATTAATTACTTATAATAAATCTTTTATTTTTTCTTTTAAATCTTCTATATTTTTAGAATTTTCTTTGATACATTCAATTAATAATGGAATTATTTTTTCATATTTTACAGCCAAAAATCCATTATTTCTCTTTACTATTATTTCAGGGATTATATTTTCTATTTCTTGTGCGATTACACCTATATCTTTCCCTTCATATGGATGTATATCTTTATTTTCAATCCATTCAAACATATATCCACTTATCTTTTTAAGTTTTTCTATGGGATCTTTTATTTTTTGAATACTAGTTTTTAATCTTTTATCTGATGATGATCCCGATACTACAACATCATTCTCGGCGTAAAGGGTCCCCTGTATATGTATATCACCTGTAGTAATTATATTCCCAGTTATATTTTGTGCAGAAACACCTACACCCAATGAATTAATTGTTGCGTAAGAGTTTGTTGTAAATCCCCCACTAATTCCCTGAAGACCTTGATTCCCTTGTATTCCCTGAGCTCCTTTAGTTCCTTGTCCCCCTTGAATCCCTTGAGTCCCTTGAATCCCTTGAATACCCTGAGATCCTTTAGCTCCTTGTCCCCCTTGAATCCCTTGAATCCCTTGAATACCCTGAGATCCTTTAGCTCCTTGTCCCCCTTGAATCCCTTGAGATCCTTGAATACCCTGGACTCCCTGGGTTCCCTGAACTCCTTGAATACCCTGAAATCCCTGTGTTCCTTGAGTTCCTTGAGTTCCTTGTATCCCCTTTTCACCCTGTCCTCCTTGAATACCTTGAGTTCCCTGAGTTCCCTTTTCACCTTGTAGTCCCTGTTCACCTTGTAATCCTTGAGTACCTTGGATTCCCTGTTCACCCTGCAATCCTTGTAATCCCTGTTCACCTTGTAGTCCCTTTTCACCCTGCAATCCTTGTAATCCCTGTTCACCTTGTAGTCCTTGAGTCCCTTGAGTTCCTTGGTTACCTTGAGTTCCTGTTGTCCCTTGAGAGCCTGTTGTCCCTTGAGTTCCTGTAATTCCTTGAATACCTTGAGAACCTGTAATTCCTTGAATACCTTGAGAACCTGTAATTCCTTGGATACCTTGTATCCCTTGTTCACCTTGTAGTCCTTGAGTTCCCTGTTCACCCTGCAATCCCTGTTCACCTTGTAGCCCCTGTCCTCCTTGAATACCCTGAGTTCCCTGAGTTCCTTGTATCCCTTGTTCACCTAGTAATCCTTGAGTTCCTTGGATTCCTTGTTCACCCTGCAATCCTTGTTCACCTTGTAGCCCCCGAGTTCCCTGAACTCCTTGAATACCCTGAACTCCCTGTGTTCCTTGAGTTCCCTGAGTTCCT